CGCCGCTTCGCGGCCCCGAGGGGTCCCAACCAGTTTCCAAAATCGACAAATCACGGAACCCCACCCAACCCATACAAAAAAGGGGTCCCAGACGATTACTCTTTATGCCTTGATTTAGACAGTTACCCCTGATAAAAACGTTTTGGTACCATGGACTTGAATAAGGTAAATATAGAAAAATTACCTGCAGATGTGCGAAGAGTCTTCAAACAACTTCAAGTGCTCCATGCAGAAAAAAAGATACAGAATAAAGCTAAGAATGATTTCCTATCTTTTGTAAAATGCATGTGGCCAGATTTTGTAGAGGGGTCTCATCACAGGCACATCGCAGAAAAATTTAATAAATTAGCTACGGGTGAAATAAACCGATTGATTGTAAATATGCCACCAAG